GTTCTGATATTTCGCCAAACTCGTTTTTAGCAAATTGCATGATAGCTTCTTTGCTCATGCCTTGACTAGCAAGAGATCTTGCTGCAGTTAAAAATCTTTTTATTAGTTCAGTCTTTGCTGACATAGTTAGTAGTACTCCATCTTCCTAGGTTCTGTTTTTTCATCTTCGTAATCTTCTGGATGGGGTAGGAAGCCTCCCTGCCTGAATCGCATGATAGCCATGGTCATACTGTCAACCAAGTCATCATGATCGCCATATGGAAATGACGCGCATTCTTCGATCATTTCTTCTGCAAATTGCTCATCAGGAGCCCAGATTAATCCGGCCTCAAACAGCGGGGCACAAGAATTTACTCGAACGTGCTTATCATTACCACGACTAGGAGTAAATGTCATCACTGGAATGTCCATATTTCTTAACTCGTGTGTTAGAGGTGTACCTGAAGCTTTTTGCTCAACAATAACCATGTCAGGCTGCCAATATTTGTATTGCTCTAGTGCTTCACGACGCAACTCTGGAAAATCAAATCTATCTTTTACAGAATCTAACAAAATTATGTTTGGTTTGCCACCTTCTTCAGGATAAAAAATACCCCACGTTGTAATTGCACTGTAATCGGCTGTTTCTTTTTTTAAAAATGCTGTATCGTAGCTTTGAATGACGTAAGTAACGTCTGGTAAAAATTCTTTGTCCCATTTTTGCCACCATTCTCGTTTTATTAGCGCTCCTTCTTCAGAAGTTGGGTTTTGCATCCACTGTGCGTTCCATTTTCCAACCGGAAGTGTTGCTTTTACCTTTTCTAGCTCTTTTAATTTCCAATATTGCGGCCACACTGGCGTTTTTTTAGTTCCGTGTTCCATGATTGCTGGAAATTCTACCACGTCCCACTGATCACCCTTAACTTTTTTCTGATTGTCGAGCAAAATTCCTGTTAAATCTTTTTTTGACCAACGAGTCATGACTAAAACTATCTGTCCGCCTGGTTGTAGACGTTGTCTTGGTCCTGATGTGTACCATTCGTAGGCACTTTCAAAAGCTTTACCAGATATTGCGTCTTGTTCCGAGTGCGGATCGTCAATAATCAAGAGGTCTGCACCACGGCCCGTGATTGCACCGCCAACACCAGCTGCAAAATACTCACCACCTTGTTCAGTTTCCCATCTTCCAGCAGCTTGACTGTCTTCTTGTAGCCTAGTTTCAAAAATTTTAGAATAATTTTCGCTATCAATTAAATTTTTTGCTTTACGTCCAAACCTAATTGCTAGTTCTCCGGTGTGGGTCGCTTGAATAATTTTTAATTTTGGGTTTTTACCCACCATCCACGCTGGCAAAAGATAACTTGCAAACTCAGATTTAGTGTGTCGTGGTGGCATGTTAACAATTAATCTATTAATTTTCTTTTCTGCTAGGTCATTAAATTTTTGTGCAATAACTCTGTGGTGTGCACCCTCTATAAACTCTGGCCAAACAGCTTTGACAAAGTCCATAAAGTTATTTTTTGCTTTTCGCTGTATCTTTTTTTCTGCATGCATAACCTTTAATCTTCTGTATTCAGCTCTAGCATCAGACGGCAGTTTATTTATATCTTTTTTCTTCATAAAAAATTTTTTAAAAAATTTTTTGCACCTTTTTAACAGTGAAAAAGTATTATAACACCCTTATCTGTCTAAAACAAGCAATACAACCTAGAGTAGTGGGACCCCTTTTTTTGTAAGGGGGATTGGTTTTATTGTTCCAAGATTATTTAGGTATGGGATTGGGACCACTATCCAGGCGCGTTAGCGCCTGGGTGAGAGAGTTTTAATCTAGTAAAGTCATGTACGCTGCTGCGTTCATTCTACTAAATTTATCTAAACCTTTACGAACTGTGTCATAGTCCTCTGCTAATTCTGCACCTTTAATTATGTGATAAAGAGCGAACTCTTCTTTATTCAACATAGCGGATTGACCAGAGTAAGGGTTAGTTGTTTTTATTGTTCTATTATCTTTTGTAGTCATGTCCTATATTCTCATGGATTAGAGTTATTGTCAACCTCTTTTATTTTAGTTATAATCCAACCATATGTATTCTGTTCTTTTACAGGGTCCTCGATTGGTGTTTCTAGTGCCTCGGTCCTTGGATATAGATTAATAAATTCAGACCAATGTTCATGCATGAATTCATTCCAACAACCTTGACTACAAAAGTTAGACCAGACATTGTTTGCGTTCCATTGGTTTTGAGGAATCTTTCTGGTCCTCAAAACCTTTGAACCTTTGACACCTCTTATTCTATCCTGTGTTTTATGTTCATGGCACTTTGGACCATGACACCAATTATAATCACTCATGTCTTGGCAACCCCTCGTGCATACACATAACACCACCAAATAAAAGCATTATTCCTAAAATTTGATGGTCTGAATGTATTGCTGTTATTACTCCTAACATTGCTAATATTAAACCAGTTAAAGTTATCATCATTCGCATTATCATTAGTGCCTCACTTTCCAACTTGTTGTTGCTGTTCTATAACCATGACTATCTAAGTCATAATAAACATAATAAGGGACACCTTGTTTTGATGTACCATATCTGCTTTTTTCGTCGTGCTTTCCTCGTCTAGTAATATGTTTTTTGTGCTTACTAGCCCAATAAGTTATATAAAATGTTTTAGTCATATTTCTTTCTCTCTTTCTGGGACTATCCTATATCAATAGGATAGCCCTTGTCAACTGTTAATTTACACTTTGTTGAGCCATTTGTTGTCTTGCAATAGCAATCTTTAAAACAACTCCAACTTTATCTGCAAGTGCTTTTGCTTGGTCAAAGTATCTATAAGATTTTAAACCTAATCTTACTTTTTGCATTTTGCCCTCAACATAACTATACATTTGTTCATGTTCCTTGATTACATTGTCAGCACTAGCAACATACATCTTAAAAAAGTTTAAAGTATTTTCATCAACTTTAAACTGTCTTGAATGACAATAAGATGTTCCAATAGTCCAAAGTTTAAAATCATTTTCCCATTTTTGGACAGGTTTTTGTATTGATTGGTCTTCGTTAGATGAATTGCTAAAACCCAAATATTTATTTACTGCACTTTCATCATTATAATATTTTGGATTTCTTTTTGAGTAGTCGTTATCAATAGATAAATTATAATCTGGGTTTAGTCCCTTTGATTTTAATTCATCACGATAGTATGCTCTTGCAAACTTTCTACCCATGTCAAATCTAACATTGATTTCATCATTTGCTTGATACTCTCTACCCTCGTCATCAACTTTTGTAATTGGTCGTTGAACATAGAAACAATTATCCTCATACAACTCGCCACCTGCTCTATTGTATTTTTGTATCATTCTTCTAATTGTATCTACATCTTCCTGTGGTTGATGATATCTTACAACTTGTTCTATTGTTTCTTTTGCTTTCTCTCTTAACAAGTTATAGTGTTCTTTTGCCTTTACCAATTTATCTTTTACTTTATCTTCGTAAAAAGATTGAAATTGGTCAGCAATCACTTTTCGCTTTTCTGCGTTAAGTGTTATCTTTTTAGTAGTCATATATGCCTTTCTGTTATTTTTTTGCATAATTTGAAATTAGCACTTGACAATAGGATAGTCAAGCATTATATTTGATTTAGATTTAACTAATTTTTAAATGGTGTATTATTCAGATACTTAAAAACGACAGATCGGACTAACTTTTAAAAAGGTGATTAATCGGGACAACTTCTGGTTGTGGTGTAAAGTAGATTGAAAGAGATCCAAACACACGCACAGCTAGAACTGATCCCTGGTCCTATTAGTGTCGACGTCTCCGGCCGGAACGATCGATGTGAAGAGGACCTGGGATCAGTAGTCAGTTGATCTAGCGCTAGACATTGATCGGCTACTGGTCCAGCTGGGATGGCCAGCTGCTGTCTTGAACGTGGATAAGATCCCCAAGCAGCGGAGGGCCACAAGCAGCAAGCTGCAAGCTTGACAAATAAAGATTATAGGATTATAAAGGACATATGGATACAAAGAAAGCATTACAAATTATAGGAGGCAGCCTGAGTAAACCGTCAAAGATGCCTGGCTGGTCGATAGGTTTACCTGCCAAAGAATGCAAAACAGGTTCGAAGCTCCGGCAGGTGAAGGGCTCAGTCTGCTTCGACTGTTACGCGCTCAAGGGCTGTTACGTGTTCAAGGTTGTGCAGGATGCACAATACAGAAGACTGAAGGCCATCACAGGTCCACACTGGGTCAAGGCAATGGCTCACCT